ATGACTGCGCGTGCATTCGGCGAGATCGCGTTCGGCTTCCTCGATCGCAAAGAGTCGACCAACCAGGACAAGCCGCCACGTCGCTGGAGCTATGACGCCAACGACCGGCGCGCGCAGGTGTTTCGCCGCGTCGGCGATGGCAGCAAGGAACAGGGCTGGTCGTTGATCGGCGCCATGATGCAAGCATTCGACGAGACGCTTCAGCAGCAGCGGATCAACGGCTATAAGAGCAAGGACCGCCTACAGGACGGAGACCGACGCATCCTACTGGCGCTGCTCAAACGCCTCGACTTCAAGACCGGCCGCCTCGACCCATCTTACGCTGAACTGGCGGCCAAAGCTGGCTGCCATCGGAACACCGTAATCAAGGCGTGCTACCGCTTCGTGAAATGGCTAGGCCTACGTTGGGTTCGACGCACAACCGAAGCCGACACGGCTGGCCAGAAAGGCCCTCAGCGAGAACAAATCTCCAACGCCTTCTTCTTTGACATTCGATCGCTCCCGAACCGTGTCAAACAGCGCTGGCGCGAAGCCGTGAAGCGTCACTTCGCCAACAAGGGGCAACGGCCTCCCAAGGCAATGACGAACTATGCCGAAGGCATCTCCCCGCCCGACAACCCAATCTGGCATCCTGAGTTTCGGTCGAACATCGAAGCTGAAGACCGGAAGGGCAAAGCGGGATCACGCGCCCTGAATGAGCGATTGGAAGCCCTCGGCCGCGCGCTCGATAGAGCCGCTAACGCGGGCACACAGAAAGTGCACTGTCCTAGGGAAGACTATTAAAGATTAGAAAGGACTGGCTGCGCCAGGCGTAGATTTGCGGAGATCACCACCAACGTCGCCTTCAAGGGCCAGCAAACCCCTCCGATCGAACGTCGGGGACCGGTGCCGCTTGCGCGCCACCGGGGGCTTCCCAGGGGGAGCCCAGGTCGAAATGAGCGTATTGATCGAATGCCGCGCTAGCGGCCACCCGCGTGCATCAGATTGCATCAGCGCGCAGTGCTATACGACAGGTCTCCGGCCTAGGACCTAGGCCGGTTGATGCCGAATGCCGGCAGTGCATCAAAACCGACATAAAAAGCGCGCGGGCGAGGCGGGGGGAAAAGCGCGTTCGTTGGGGTCCAATCGTGACAATGCTCTCCACGAAGCCCCACCCACATCGATGAGTTTGGTCTTGCCAGCAGGAGCCATTGCCTCGTTATGATCGTTCCTGCCAGGGTTTCCATCCAAGTTGAGCATTCACATGCACATAGCCGCAACATATATGTCGGGGATCGGAATTTGCCTCGGCAGACAGATGCCTCAAAGGAACGCTTTCATGTTCAGATATTATGACGATGGGAGTAGGATCCGCACAACATTCGATCTGCCAGAGGTGCTTTCGGTACGATCCGCTCTGTCCATTTGTGATGTATCCCACCCGGTATTCCAGTCTTTAGCCGAGCTATTCCAACGCAATGCACCTGTGCAATTAACCGTAAAACAGGCTGAATTACTCGACACATGGCTGCACCAACGCCTCTCGTTCGGGATTGACGGCATATGCGGCCACGCGCGTGGTCAACATTAATCGGGCAAGCACATTCCCAGCAAATAGCCATTGGACCCCACCCGAACAAAGAATCGTTTCGCATTCGAAAATATAATTCTTGACGAATCAATTCAATTCACATTGAGAAGCCTCCATCTCGGAATGCCTGTGATTGTCGGAGGAGCGAAAATGGAGATCAGGCGCGTTCATTCCAATCGGTTTGGATGGTTTTTCGACTCATATGTCGGCTGGCAGCGAAGTGCTGCGATGCGCCTCGACGACATCATCGAACGCTACGGGATATCCGAAAACACCGAACGGTATATTGCTCGAAGGATCAGGCATGCCCCGCTTCTTTCGTTCGAGAAACGGCGATGGCTTTACATCCGGAGAATATACCGTGAGCTGAAACCGGGATTGACCGACTGACACGGCGCGATAGTCAGGTGTCTCAAAAATGCAGATTGACGTTACTCGTCGGCGCGATATCGTTATTGCATGAAACGGCGCCCCAGCGATGACAGACCGGAACTGATGGGAAGCATAGAAACGGCGATTCTAGTCATTTTCATACTGGGGGCTATCGCTGCTGCGGTCATCGGCGTGTCCGTCGGCTAGTGGCGGCCTCTCGGGTGGAGTTAGCCGTCTGCGCCTTAGCTCTTTGATCGCCCCATCCTGTGCAGGCGTGAGATTAACCCAATCGGTTATACCGGCAAATTCTTCGAACAGTTCTTCTTTGCCACGCAAGATCGCTTCGGCTTCTGCATAGACAAAATCTTGGAGAGAGTATGGTCGCCGCTTATGATCGCTCATTAGCTGCCTCCGTTCCTGAGCAAGAATATCGTTACGTTAGAGAAATTATAGATCTGATCAAGCGTCGCGCTATATCGAAGATTTCGGTCGCGACCGGGAAAAAGGAAAGAGCATAGCGCGGACCAGCCGATCGCCGTCACGGCTCTGATCGAGGTCAAAATTAGCGTGTTCCCTCCGCCGAAAGGAACCAGGAGATCGAGATGGGGCGAACGCGGTTGCGTGATCTGCTACCGCCTCATCACCAACGAACTTTACGGAAGGTCGCCCCAAGCCCTGCGCAAGCCCCTCCGCCGCAAGAATGAGATTCCGAGTTCCGGTGGCGCGATCCGGTAACAAGCCAAACAAGCAGGCGATGCCCAGTGCTATCGATGCGGAGATCAACAATGGGCCGGCACAAGGAAATGTCGCGAGACAGCATGACGGGCCGCCTTGGAAGATAATTGGCTTGGCGGTCATACGATACTTATGCCGGTTGACCAGCATAGGCCATCCTCTAGGTTGCTCTCGATGCCGGTCGCGAAACCTCTTCAAGCACTCATCGAATGGTAGCGCCGGGATCATCGGCACCGCCGATTTAGCGATGCAAGCCGGATAAAATCATGCAAGACATTGAAAAACTGTTGTCGCGCCTCACCGCCATAGTCGCAGATTCCCCTGTCGATTTTGCTCGCCTCAGTGAAGTATTGGATGACCTATTCCAATATGAACAGCACAACAGGAAGGAAACTTTGACACAAGAGCAGAAGGAGACGCTTCGGATTGCGAGAGACTTATTCCTTAGACATAGAATCGCATAGCTCACGGATCTGAGCGCGGATGTCAGGAAAGCCAGAGAGTTCGGAGGGTCGTATATGTTCGCTGCTGCACCTAACCGCAGACGAGGAGTCGCACATGATTACGAGATTATAGGGATACGGCCAAATCAAGTTTGGAGAAATTTGGCCGACACGTCAGTCGAAAAAGACATCTCCTCGAATGGAAATGGAGTTAAGCACCTCCCCACCCTCTCGAAATAGCGCTTGCATTCCAACACCCCTCGTAGGGGGCCACTTTTCCCGCCATTAATTGGTCAATCCGGTCGGCAATGGAATTCCAAGCCTTGAGGCTACTCATATCTCCAGCCTTGGCGGAAAACTCGATCTGACGCGCGGCAAATCTTGGCGCGTCAACACCATGGGCATTCACCACCTTTTGCGCTACAGCCCAAAATGTCCGACAGTCCAGTTCCATCGCGAGCAGCGTAGGACAACCTCTTATATACATCAAAACAAATAAAATTTGATTTATGTTAATACTACATCTTACACACGAACGCCGCCATTAGCCTAAGCGACCACCCACTCCGCGAATCCGCTTTTAACATTTAAGTTAAAAACTTCCCGATGGACTGCTTATTCGTCGCCAAAAATAACAGTTTGGATTTTTACGCAGTGGACCTGGTTCTCAATTTACCAGGCGCGATGGAACTGAGAAGCTGAAATCAGCTGCAATTATTTGCATCTCGAAGCCATCATCATATTTTACTAAGGCACCCCTTGCGAATGCCTTCTGTGCTGCGTCCGCTATCCAGCCAATCAGGCCCCCAAAGGCAATTAAAACATCATCTTCGGCCTTGCTTGATGCAGCAAGCATTTCGTTTGGGAGCAGAATCACCCAACCTGCGGTATCTTCGAATATGGCCGGAAACCTGAGCTCTTCCTCGACGACTCTACCCGCTTTCCAATCGACCTTGAGTGAATCAATATCCATTGGGTGAGAATGACTCATGATGAATGCGCCTTCAAGTGAACATTGATATGTTTCATTCCTTCGCAGTAGCCGAACATCAGGCCTGAGGTGCGCGCTCCCGCTGACGGAAGCGCACCACCTCAAGGCCCAGAACCTCGTTCAATTCCAAAAACACCGCCTGCAGCGGCTCGATCTCCAATTCGAAGAATGCGTCAGTCGCCTTGGTGACATCGCCAAAGCCGCCGGCGTTGGCCGGCACGATGCCGAGCAGCTGCGGCGGCACGCGATGCGCGGCCAGGACGTCGTCGCGCGTCGTGTTCTTGATGCCCAGGAAATCATCCTTGGCGCCCACCTCGGCGATCGGCAGCAGTCGGATCCCGTTTTCCTTCCCATTGGGAGAATGCACGAACAGGTTGCGGAAATTGCCCGGCCCCTTGGATCGCTTAAGCGCCTCGCGCATGGAATCGACATCACCATCGGCAAACTCGCCTGTCGCGTAGAGGATATAGCCGGCATGGCTGCCATTCTCGAAATAGCGGCGGCGGAACAGGGTGGCGTTTTCATTGAGCAACGCTGACTGCAGGGCCGACAGATATTCGGGCAGACCATAGATCTCCTGATTGATGTCGGGCGACATCAGCTGATGCACCGTGCCCGGCTCAAATTCGGCCTCCTGGCCATGGCCCGGCACCCACCAGAAATGGCCAGGCGCCACGCCGCGCCGCGTGAATTTAGCCAGGCACGGATCGAGCCGCAGCAGCCCACCAAGGCGATTACGGATTTCCTGCACATAGGCATTGCCCAGGACGAGATAATCCTGGACCAGGACGGCGAACTCTCGCCGCGTCAGATAGGGCGTGGGATCGAGGCTGGCGGCCAGCATGTTGCGCTTGAGGATGATCGCGCTCGAATGATGGGGCGACGCGCGATAGGCGCGCGCCAGGCCATGCAGCGACACAGGCGGCTCATACCAGCGCTGGTTATGATAGCATTCCAGCATGTCGAGCATCGTCGCGCGGCTCAGCACCGGTTCGGGATCGCCGAAGGTGAAGGCCTGGATCGATGCCCCCTTCTTATTGTCGTTGGCGGCCACGATCGCGCCATTGGTGGCGGCACGGGCTCCCATGCGGTTCAATCTTCGTGCGCGCTTGCTCATATGATCTCCATCGTGCCCTTGGGCTTTTCCTTGCCGTCGAGCGGCTCATTCATGAGGATGTGCATGGTCGCCCAGGCGAGGTCAGCATGGCCGTCCTCGCCGCCCCGCCCCGCCTTGAAGGTGACGTTGTGGCCGCTGGTGGTCAGCGTCTTCTTGATCGACACGAAGGCCGAAACGATATCGAGCATGGCCGTATCGATCTTGAGGCGCCCGCGGCGCACGACATTCTGCGCCTTCATGATCATCTGGGCCTTGAGCTCGAGCGAATATTCGATTCTAGCGACCGTGCAGCCGGGCATGGCGCCATGCTTGGCCAACAGCTGATAGACGCCGGCGCCCACGCCCTTGGCGTCGATGCCCAGATAGGTGCAGTGATAGCGGCTCAACACGGCCTTGATGAATTCGGCCTGCTGCTCGAAATCGAGGCCGCGCAGTTGGTGGCGCTCGAGGATGCGGAAGTCGCCGCCAATCTCCAGCGGCGGCGCGGCGATCACCAGGGCGGCATTGTCGCCCGTTTCGCTTTCCTGCGGATCATAGCCGGCCCAGACCGATCGCATGCCATAGGGGCGCTCGGCCTCGGGATCGAAATCCTTCCATTCGGCCAGGCTGTCGACGCCACAGGCGATCATGTCGTTGAACTTGAAGGCCGACATGCTGTCATCGACGAAATCGCACATGAACAGGTTGGCGAATTCGTCGGGCGCATATTCGTCGCGCAGTTCCTCGATATCGAACAGGTCGCAGCCGCCGGCCTGCGCATCCTCGATATTGACGATGTTTCGCCAGACCCGATCCGGCCCGACGCTCCCGATCGCCAGCGCGGCATGGCTGACATCGATCTTGATCTGCTCGGATTTCTTGCGCCGGCGATTGCGCCGATCGCCGGTCCAATAGGGATAGGCCGGATGCGCGACGCTCGACGGTGTCGAGAAGTAGGTTTTGCGCCACTTCTTGTGCGTCGCCATGCCTGAGGCGACCTTGTTCAACTCCTCGAAGCTGTGGACCCAGAAAAATTCATCGAAATAGAAATTGCCGTGCCGGCCCTGCGCGGTGCGAAAATTGGTGCCCAGGAAATGCAGTTCTGCCGCCGCTTCCTCCGGCGGGCGCAGGTCCGACGTGATCAGCATCGGGTCGCCGGTCAGCGCGACGCCGACCAGCTTGGCGAAGCTGACGATATAGGATCGGAATTGGTGCGCCTGCGCCTTGGAGGCAGACAGGAAAATCTGGTTTCGGCCTGTCTCGATCGCGTCGATCAGCGCTTCGAAGGCAAAATAATAGGTCGCGCCGATCTGGCGAGACTTAAGGATCATGCGCGTGCGCTGATCCTTGGCCTCCCACCAGCGCAGCTGATAATCATAGAGGCCGTCGAGGAAGAGGCGCTTGAGCTCTTCCGCCTGCTCGGCCGTGAAATGGTTCCTTTTCGCCTTCTTGCGCGGCCCAGCGTTGCGATTGGCGACCTTGTCGTTGAGGTCGCCGGCATGTCCGCCCGGCGCCTCATAGCGGCGGACCTTGGCCAGGCTCTCGATCGACCGATTGAGCGCGTCCATCTCGACATAGTCGGCGGGCGTCTTCTTTTCCTTGGCGATCAGCGTCAGCAGCCGGATTTCCAGCCCGTCTTCGATTCTACGGATCGAGGGGGCGTCGTCCCACCGATCGCGCTGTTTCCAGGCCTCGATCGTCGCACGCGGGATCGACCCGCCCTTGTCGTTGACGACGCCATGCAGCGCGAACTCCTCCGCGATCTGCGTCACGCCCCATCCGCGCCAGTACAGGCTGCGCGCATGACGGCGCGGATCATACTGCCATAGGGCAGACGGCGCGCCGGGCTTGGGAGATTGGCTGGTCATCGGGGCGGACCATGCCGCGCCGATCATCGCCGCCGCACTGCCCTGCATATGGAGAGGCCGCCTCTCCATATGGTCCGCCTTGAGAAGCAGCCGCCTTCAGTTCCTTTCTGGTTCCCGATGATCAGGGGCGCCGCGCCCCGCAACCACGGGAACCGGAACCGACCATGGCCAAGAGCAAATTTTTCCGCGTCGCAGTCGAGGGCGCCACCGTCGATGGCCGCGTGATCCAGCGCGAATGGCTGGAACAGTGCGCCGCCGGCTACAACCCCGCCACCTATGCCGCACGCATCAATTGCGAGCATATTGCGGGCTACAGCCCCGACAAGCCGTTCAACGCCTATGGTACTGTCGCCTCGCTCAAGACCGAAGAAGTGACGCTCAGCATCAATGGCGAAAATAAGGTGCTGCTGGGCCTTTATGCAGAGATCGATGCCAATGATCAGCTGGTCGCGATCAACAAGGCCGGGCAGAAGCTGTTCACCAGCTGCGAAATCCACCTCGACTTCGCCGGCGAGGGCAAGGCCTATCTGGTCGGTCTGGCCGTCACCGATCAGCCCGCATCGCTCGGCACCGAACCGCTGAAGTTCGCCGCACAGTCGCGCCCCAACCTCTTCACCACCGCGCACGAAACCCAGATCGATATCCTGTCCGCACCGATCGACGGCGACGCGATCGGCAAGAGCATCGGCGAATCCATCATGGCCTTCTTCAAAAAGAAGGAAGAGCCCGCCGCGCCGCCGCCGCCGCCGCCGGCCAACGACAACAGCTTCGATGCCCAGGCCTTCGCGACTGCCTTTGGCGACAGCGTCGCCAAGCAGATCGCCGCCGCCACCAAGCCCGCCAATGATGCCGTCGCCGCGATCCAGTCCGACATGACCGCGCTGCGCGCTCAGCTGGCGGCATCGCCCCAGCCCCAGACCTTCCATCGGCCGCCGGCCTCGGGCGGCGCCGGCGCGATCGTCACCGACTGCTGATCAGCACAGCGCAGCCCCCTCTTTCCCGATATCGCCCCCAGGAGCCCTTCATCCATGCGCAACGAAACCCGCAAGCTCTTCAAAGCCTATGTCAGCCAGATCGCGCTGGTGAACGGCGTCGAGGATGCCACCGTCAAATTCAGCGTCGCCCCGGTGGTCGAGCAGAAGCTGGAAGAGAAGATCCAGGAGTCGAGCGACTTCCTGCAGCAGATCAACATCGTCGGCGTCCCAGCCCAGCAGGGCGACAAGGTCGGCGTGACGGTGACCCGGCCGCTGGCAAGCCGCACCAACACCGCTGGCGGCAATCGCCGCACGCCCGGTGATCCGACCGACACCACGGATGACGGCGGCTACCACTGCCGCCAGACCAACTTCGATCATGCGATCCGCTATTCCAAGCTCGACGCCTGGCGCCATCGCCCGGAATTCCAGACTCTACTGCGCGATGTCATCCTGAAACAGCAGGGCCGCGACCGGATCATGATCGGCTTCAACGGCACGTCCGTCGCGCCGCAGACCGATATTACAGCCAATCCGCTGTTGCAGGACGTCAATGAGGGCTGGCTGCACAAGATCCGCACCCATGCCGCCGAACGTGTGCTGGACGATGGCGCGCTGACCGATGGCGCCACCAAGGCCATCTATGTCGCCGCTGGCGGCGAGGTGGTCGACCAGGACGCCACCAATATCGACACGGCGGACGCCGATTTCGCCAACCTCGACGCGCTCGCCTTCGACATGCTCGACCTGCTCGATCCCTGGCACCGCAGCGACACCGACCTGGTCGTCATCGTGGGCTGGAAGCTGGTGAAGGACAAATATCAGAACCTGCTGCAGGCCGCCGGCGACACCGCCACCGAACGGGAAGCCGCGCACCGCATCCTGACCCTGCCCAAGCAGATGGCCGGCAAGCGCGCGGTGATCGTGCCCTTCTTCCCGGAAGACGCGATCCTGATCACCAGCCTCGATAACCTGTCGATCTATTGGCAGGAGGAAACTCGCCGCCGCCAGATCAAGGATGAGCCGGCGCTCGACCAGATCGAGAATTATGAGAGCGTCAACGAAGACTATGTGGTCGAGGATTATGGCCGCACCGCCTTCGCGCAGAACATCGTGATGGGCAAGAAGCCGGCCTGATCCGGCTTCTCCATCCCCCTATCCTCCCCACCTGACAGGACACGCACATGAGCCTTGCTCGTCGTCACAAGAAACGCATCCTTGCTGCCCAAAGCGCTGCGTCTGCTCCCAATGGTGGGGCGGCAGCTGCCCCCGCCGCCACTCTCCCGGCGGGGGCAGCCAAGCCCTCACAGGCCGACATCGCCGCGCGCCAGATTGGCTTGCGCCTCACGCATGATCTGCGCCGGCTCAAGGAAATACGCTCGATCGACATGAAGATTGCAGCGAAGCGGGAGATGATCCCGGAATATCGCGAATGGGTGAAAGGCCTGCTGGAGGCCGATGCCGGCGTCGGCACTGGTCTCGCCGCTGAAGTCCTGCCGACCATGATGGTCTGGTGCATCGACATCGGCGAATATCATGCCGGGCTGGACCTGGCCGAATTTGCCCTGCGCCATCATGTCGCGATGCCGGCGCGCTATCAGCGCGACGCGGCCACGATCATCGTCGAGGAAATCGCCGATGCGGCGCTCAAGAGCCAGGGCCTGGGCGAACCGTTCTCGCCCGATATCCTCGCTCGTGTCGATGACCTGACCGCCCATCTCGACCTGCATGATCAGGTCCGCGCCAAGCTGATGAAGGCGATCGGCATCGAGCATCTGCGCGACGCCGAAGAGATGGAAGCCACGGCCGCCCTGCCCCGGCTGCAGGCGGCGCTGACCAGCCTCAACGAAGCCCAGCGACTGAATGAGCGCGTCGGCGTGAAGGACAAGATCAAGCGGGTGGCCAAGCTGCAGGCGGCCACCCTCGCCGCGCTCGCGCCGGCCAATGAAACTGGTGCCGCGCCCGAACAGGGCGCCGGCGCCTGACAAGCTCGCCCCCGGCGCTCAGGGGCGGATCGCGCGATGCGGGAAGGCCTTCGGGCCACAGGGCCGCACCGGACCCGATCCCCACCCCTGTAAGCCGGGGCGCAGGATAAGGACATGATGATGCCCAACATTGCCCTGATCGCGACCGCGCTGGTCCTGGCGATCGTCATGGTCATCATGGCCATTGATATCCGCATGATTTTCGAACGGCTCACGCGGTATCGCCGTATCATCGGCGAATATCCCCCCACCCTGCGCCGCCTGTTCTGGCGCCAGTTCGCGTGGATCGGCTTTCCTTATGCCCAGCTGGTCAGCCTCATCTTCTGGCTGCTCGTCGCCTTCCCGACCGCCTGCCAGCTGGCGCGCCTTGCGATGGCGCCGGCATGAGTTTCGTCGCCCTTCCCCCAGAAGCCGATCTGGAACCGACACCGGAGAATGAACCGACCATCACCAATGATGGCTTCTTCCCTGATATCGATCCCCTGGCAGTGCGCGCGGCTCAGCGCGTTCCCTCCAGCATCACGGCCGCGCGCCTGCGCGCCGCGATCCTGGGCGCGATGATGACCGCGCGCATCGATCTGGTCGCCTTCGCGGCGTTTGCCCAGGCCGCCGGCCATGCCCGGCTGCAAGACATGCCAGGCGCTCAGCTGGACGGCATCAGCATTCGCGTGCTCGCTTACGGCCGTGCGATCGGTCTCTATGCCAAGGCCGAACTGATCGAGCGGCACCGCGATTTCGACACCACCAACGCCGGCGCCAACCAGGCGAGCGAACTGGAGGGTTCGATAGGTGAACTGCGCCGCGACGCGCAGCATGCCTTGCGCGACCTCAAGGGGATCGGCCGCACCATCGTGGACCTCATCTGATGGCCAGCGCGCAGCAGCTGACCGCGCGGCAGGGCGACACGCTCGATCTACTGCTGTGGCGCGATGCCGGGCTTGGCCCCGATCATCTGACCCGTGTTCTCGATGCCAATCCCGGCCTTGCCGATCTTGGCACCCTCCTGCCCCTCGGCACGCTTGTGACCGTCCCGGCAACCTCCGCCAGCACCGCCACCGGCGTGCGCACCATCACGCAACTTTGGGACTGATCCATGGACCTGCGCAATCTGCTTGAAACCGGCGCCGACCTTGTCGGGTCGCTCACTCCCTCGCTGATCGGCTCGGCCGTCGCCCAGGCATGGAAGCCGGCCCTGCCGCTCCATCAGCGCTTCGTGCAATGGGTGGTCGGCTCGACCGTCAGCTATTACGCCACGATCGGCATCATCGCCGTGACAGGCTGGAATGGCTTTGTCGCCCAGTCGATCGCCTTTGCCATCGCCCTGGTCGCCTTCGACGCGACCCCACGCGTGCTGCGCGCCGTCTCCGACATTCTCGCCGGCCTGCCTGCGCGCCTGGCGGACCGCTACCTGCCCAAGGGGGACTGATCCGTGAGCATCGAAACGCTGATCGACAATGTCATCGGCCGCGAAGGCGGCTATTCCAATCATCCGTCCGACAAGGGCGGCGCGACCATGTGGGGCATCACCGAACGGGTCGCGCGCAAGCATGCATATAAGGGCGACATGCGCGCCCTCCCGCGCGCAACCGCGGTTGCCATCTACCGCCAGGAATTTGCGATCGACACCGGCTTTGCCGCCGTCGCCCAGATCAGCGAAGCCGTAGGCGAAGAACTGTTCGACACCGGCGTCAACATGGGGCCGGCTGTGCCCGCACTCTGGTTTCAGGAGTCGCTCAACGCCTTCAATCAGCAGGGCAGGCTCTATCCCGACATCAAGGAAGATGGCGACATCGGCCCCAAGACGCTGGCAACCTTCCGCACCTATTTGAAGGTGCGCGGCGCCGATGCCGAACGGGTCATGCTCCGCGCGCTTAATTGCTCGCAGGGCGAGCGCTACAAGACCCTCGCCCGATCGCGCGCCGCAAATGAAGATTTCGTGTTCGGGTGGTTCCGGAACCGGGTCGCATGAGCATCCGCCTGGCGCTGGCCGCCGCACTCGCTGGCTGCCTCACGGCTGCCGCCGGCTTCGCCTATGGCGTGCATGTCGGCACCGCCCAGGAGCAGGCGGCACAGAAGCGCGCGGATGATGTGCGCGAGGCCGAACGGGCCAGGCTGCAGGCGCAGATCGACGCATCAGCACAGCAGCACCAGGCCGCCGAATATGCCCGACAGGGCGCAGTCAGGGAAATCTATCATGAAAGCCAGAAGGTCATCGAGCGGCCGGTCTATCGCACTGTCTGCGTTGATGCTGCTGGCGTCGGCCTGCTCGACCGCGCCGCCGCCACGGCCAACGGCGAACCTGTCGCCAACGCTGCTGGCAACGCCGCCACGCCTGCCGATGGTCCAGCGCAACCCCGGCGGTGAAATGACCGGTGGCCAATGCCACGGCAGCCTGGCCGCGCTTTATGATGTCGCTGGCCAGATCCGCGCGACGCTGGTCGAACTGCAGGACCAGGTGCGCGCCGGCGCCTGCGCGGGGGACTGATCGATGCGCAAGGCCGACAGTCTGCGGCAATGGCTGACCGCCTATCTGCCCGAATATAAGACCCATCCCGATCGGCTGCATGTCTGGATCGAGGGCGGTCAGGTGGAGGCGCGCCGATCGCGCACCTTGTCCTTTACCTATCGCTACACGTTGAAGGTCGGGCTGTGGGAATATGCCGGCAATGCCGACCATATCATCGTGCCGCTGCTGGCTTGGATCGAGAAGGAACAGCCCCAGCTGCTGCGCCGTGACGACAGCCAGCCTTTCGGCTTCGAATGTGAATTGCTCGACGGCGATCTGTCGGACGTGCTGATCTCGATCGACCTGACCGAAGCTGTGGTGGTGGCACCCAATCAGGCCGGCACCGGCTATGACCTCCAGCATCCGGCCGAAGCCGGCCTGGTCGATGCCTTTCCTGGCGTGACAGCGTCGTTCGGCGCCCTCATCGCCAATGACGAAGATATCGCCCCGTGAGCGATGATCTGGAGGAACTGGAGCGGCTTGCCGGTTCGCTGCTGCGCAGCCTGGGCGCGTCACAGCGACGCACGATCCTGCGCCGCATGGGCCGCGATCTTGCCCAAGCCAACCGGGCGCGCGTCGCTGCCCAGCGCGATCCTGCTGGCGCTGCATTTGCACCGCGCAAGACGAAGCCACAGCCTATCACCGGGCGCGGCGCTACCTGCTTCCTCTATCCTTCGGGCGGCGGCGGTTCGCCGCGCCGCGTGATCATGAAAAGCTTCAACTGGGGCAGCAACCGGATGATGACCGGCTTCGATATCGAGGCGGGTGCGATCCGGTCCTTTGAATTTTCCAAGGTGATCAAATGGCTGCCGGTGCCCGAAGAACACCGCCACCGCACTGGCGGCGCGCTCCGCCGGCGTGGCGGTCTACGGCGCAAGGAGATGTTCCGGCGACTTGCCTCGGGAAAATATCTGCGCAGTCAGGCTGATGATCGCGGCTTCTGGGTCGGCTTCTCGGGCAAGGCCTCGGCGATTGCTTCGATCCACCACTATGGCTTGCGGGACAAGCCTTCGCCCCGCGCCCAGGCGATGGGCTATGCCAAGCGGGAACTACTGGGCGCGAGTGCGGCAGATCGCGAGCATATGCTGGACTTACTCTACGAGCACCTACTCACGGCATGACCGTTCGAAGAGAGGTGCTATGCCGAGCATGACACGCTTGGGAAGCTGTCGAAGCTGGATACAAGATCATATGCAATGACGATGGTGCTGTCAGGGCTGATCATTTCCGTCGTGAAGCAATTTGCGATAGCCGAAAGCAACCAAAGCCAGCACTACGGCATAGATAATCAAATCCAAAATCGATTCATACATCTGACCAGCGAACCTCCGTTTTCGTCAGAAGTTGGCGGTTCTGACCGACCAACCGATTGCAAACGTCGGTCAGAACCGCGAGCGCGCGTAGCACAAAGCCTCCGCAGGTCAAGCAACATGATAGATCGTCAGATAATCTGACGTACAACCTAGCCGCCACGCACTTCCAATTGGGAGTGGTCGACAATCATGCATAGGCAACGGGAAATCAGCTCACGCGCTTCAAAATAGCAAATTAACTACAGCACGCCCCTCGCTCCCAAGGTAAATCATGATTAAAATAAAGATTTGAAGTTCATCTGTCAGAAAATCATTACGTCAGTTCAGACCTTCAAGCCATGGCAATGGTTGCGGAGACAATATTAACGCCTCCTTGCCATTATTATGACACCACAAAAATCCATATGTGAACTCGTCACGATCTGGAAGAAACATAACTCTAGGACTTATGCTCCTTCCATCATATATTGGCCATCCCGCCGAAAAAGCCACTTCTTTAGCTTCTTCAAACCATTGAAAGAAGGTAGAAACCCTGGCGGCGTGATTGTCTCCCGTGGCAAAGTCGGTCGCGTCTAATGATGCAAAGCGGGCAGCCACAGACTGCACCGTGGGCATTTCTTCCCATCCCTCACCTGAACGTTCAACAGTATACGATCTCCAAAGCATTCATTACCCCCATCGAAGCGATCTTAATCGAATCATTCCCATTCATTTGAATGGGCGGCGCAAAAATGCACAGTTCGTCAAAAATTCAAAATATAATTAACATGAATTGAGAAATGCGAATCATTCTCGGTTCATATGGAGAGACCTCCTCTCCATATAAATCCCCTGGATATGCCCCCGACGTCTAAGCGACATGGGCATCATGGCCGATGCAACATTCACCGCAGTCGATCTGTCCCGTCTCTCCTCGCCTGATGTCGTCGAACTTCTCGATTTCGACACGATCTTTGCCGATGCTGTTGCGCGGATGAAGGTGCACATGCCGGAATTCGAGACGCGCGAGAGCGATCCGGCCACCAAGCAGCTTCTCGTCCTGTCCTATTTTGCCCAGTTGCTGCGCCAGCGGATCAACGATGCGGCGCGCGCCGTCATGCCCGCACACGCAGTGGGCGCTGATCTCGACAATATCGCGGCCGTCTTCGGCATCACGCGCTTCACCCTGACACCGGCGGACCCCAGCACAGGCGCTTCTGCCGTGATGGAAAGCGATGCTGATTTCCGGCGTCGCATGGTGCTGGCCCCCGAAGGCTATTCCGTGGCAGGGCCGGAAGGTTCCTACATTTTCCATGCACTGTCGGCCGATGCCGACATTCTAGACGCCAGCGCTTCCAGCCCATCCCCCGGCGAAGTGCTGGTGTCGATTCTTTCGCGCGAGGGGAGCGGGGCCGCGAGCGCAGCGCTGGTGGCAAAGGTTGATGCCTATCTCTCTGACGTGACCCGCCGGCCATTGACCGACCTGGTCACCGTACAGTCGGCGGCCATCATCAATTATGATGTGGTCGCAACCCTTCACACCTATCGCGGCCCTGATGCCGACATCGTTCTGGATGCTGCCCGGACCCGGCTTGCCGCCTATGTAGCCGACAGTCATCGTCTTGGCCGCGATGTTACACGCTCGGGCATCTTTGCCGCTCTCCATGTCGATGGCGTACAGAATGTCGACCTGGTCCGCCCGGCGGCTGATCTCATCGTATCGCGCCAGGCGGCACCCTATTGCACGGGCGTCGCTGTCACTTTTGCGGGGGTCGGGGAATGACCTCGCTCCTGCCACCACGATCGACGCGCCTGCAGAAGGCGCTTGAACAGGTCACAGTCGATCTGCTCGATCTACCCGTCGAACTGCGCAAGCTATGGTCGCCGCAACAATGCCCGGCATCCCATCTCCCCTGGCTGGCCTGGGGCTTGTCCGTCGATATCTGGGACGCGAATTGGCCGGAGGCGGTCAAGCGAGCGGCTGTTGCTGATGCGATCGCGTTTCAGCGCCGCAAGGGCACGCCGGCCTCGCTGCGGACGGTCCTGGATCGATTTGATCCCCTGATAGGTATCGTCGAATGGTTCGATGACCGCGAAGTCCTCGCCCCGTTCCACTTCCGGTTGGAACTGCCGCTGCTGGCCCAAAGCGACGTTTATTATGACGAGAATCTGGTTACCCAGATTCTACGCGACATCGCCCAGGTAAAGCCGGTCCGCGCCCATATGCTCGCCGTCTTCCGCCTGCGCGCCCAGGCACAGGCCTGGATGATGTCGGCCGCCCAGACCGGTGGCCTCATCCGCCTGACCGCCGGCACCGACACCACCACCGCCCTGGATCCCGTCTGGGAGACCTATTTGCAAACCGCCGACGGCGAACCGCTGTTGCTGGCGGACGGCATCTATCTGGAGGCCTGATGGACCCGATCCAATTCATCATCACCACCGCCGGCCTCGACGCGCTGGTCAATGCGCAATCGGGCGGCACCGATCCCATCCGCATCATATCGGTAGGCATCACCGAAGCCCAGTTCATCATGGCGCCCACGCTCACCAGCGTGCCCGGCGAGTTGAAGCGCATCGACGCCATATCGGGCCAGTCGGTCAGCGAAACCGTCATCCACATGTCCGCACAGGACGTGACCACCGATATCTATGAGCTGCGCGGCCTGGGCCTCTATCTGTCCGACGGCACCCTGTTCGCGGTCTACAGCCAGAATGACCCGCTGTTTCGCAAGGTGTCGATCTCCTTCTTCCTGCTGGCGCTCGATGTCGCTTTCGAAAATGCGGTGGCAGGTGAGATCATGTTCGGCGACACCAGCTTCCTGCTGCCGCCGGCCAGCGAGACCGTGCAGGGCGTCGCAGCACTCGCCACCCAGGCGCAAGCGCTCGCCGGCGCCGACCCTCAGCGCATCATCACGCCGGCGACGCTCAAAGCCGTGATCGATGTCTTTGGCCTTCAGGTCGATGCTGATCTTGATGCTCTGGCGAACGGTTTCGACGCGCTGCTCGCGGCGCTGACCGCGCGCACCATCACCGGCGCCGGCCTGGTCAGCGGCGGCGGCGACCTGTCGGCAAGCCGCGTTCTGGGCGTAGATGCCGCCAGCGCGGCCGAAACGGCAGCCGGGCTGATCGCCAGCAAGGCGGTGACCCCTTCGGGCCTGATCGGCGGCCTCACGGAACTGGGCGGATGGGACGCCGGCATCCCCCTGTTTCGCATCCCCGGTACCCCGGTCATCGTCATGGCGGGCACGCTGCGCACGCTGGTGACCACCGAACTGGTGGCGCCCATCCTCTTCCCGGTCGCTTTCCCCACCGCCTGCTTCTGGGCCGGCCCCATCACCTACATTTCTGCCGACAGCAATGTCCGCGATCTGTTCGTGCAGATGCGCGAGCGCACCCGCACCGGCTTCAACGCCTATTTTCAGGCCGGCGATGACGGCGACAACCGGGCCGATGGCTTCGACTGGATCGCATTTGGATATTGATATGGATATCTTCTTCTCCCCCGGCGCATGCGCTTTCTTCACCCCTGCCCTGCATGGCGACACGGTGCCGGCGGACGCCGTCGCCATCACCGCAGAAGCGCATCGCGCCCTGATCGATGGACAGAGCCAGGGCCGGGCGATCATCGTCGACGACGATGGCCGTCCCTGCCTGGCGCCCGTCGTGCAACCGACGCTGGCGCAGCTGCGCGCCCAGGCCATTGCCCGCACCAAGCGCGAGGCCGCGCGCCGGATCGAGGCGGTGGCGCCGCTGTGGCGGCAGATGAACGATATCCGCGGTCGCGACGCGGGCACCGCCACCGATGCCGAAGCGCAGGCCGCCGCCATCCGCTTTTCCGCGATCGACGCAATCCGCGCCGCTTCCGACGCAATCGAAGCGGACATCGCCGCTGCGACCGCAAAGACGCTCAAGGCCATCGACCTGGCCGTCCATCCCCTCTGGCCGGTGGAGTGACCCATGCCCAAGATTCAGGATCTACCCACGCTCGCCGCGCCCGACGCCAGCGAACAGATCGTCGTCGAACATGGCGGCCAGACCTATCGCGCCCAGGCGCTTGCTTATCTCGCCGCGATCGGCATCGCGCCGACGCGCGATATTCTTCTCTCGCTCGCGCTGGGCGATCAGCAGCCCAACTGGTTCACCGCTGCCCAGGTCAATTTTGCCGACACCAGCGGCAATCTACCGGCCAGCGGCTCGCATGTGCTGCCCGTGCCCGATGTCTATAACAATATCCCCTGCTGGCGCCTGGACTGCCCGGCCAATGCAATCATGGACACGGTCTTCACCTTCACCGACCTGGCCAATCTCGATGTCGGCGATGTCATCAGCGCGTCGATCCAGCCACTCTACCTCACCCCCTCGCCCGCCGCCGGGACCGGCGGCGCGAGCAGCTGCACCTTCGACCTGATTCAGCTGCGCGCGGACCGGTCCAGCATCGCTGGCGGCACTACGACGGGCCAGCTCGGCACGCGCGACGGCTTGCTGGTCGCGCCGGTCAACAGCCTCAAAAATGTCGCCAAAGTCGCCGAAGCGGCGGTGCTGGATTTCCGGCTGATCATCCGCAACACCGGCGGCACCAATGCCCGATCGCTCTATTTCACCCTGCCCTTCGTCGGGCGCGGCGGCATGTCTACCTTCCGCATGCCGCGCAAGGATCCGACGCTCTATCTGGCCGGCACATCGGGCAACGACAAGAATAATGGCGCGCTGACCGCGCCGCTGCGCAGCTTCGGCGCAGCCTATAAGGCGATTGGTGAGAAGGGCACGATCATCATCACCCAAAGCGGCGACTATCGCGTGCCTGCTGCGCTTGCGACCGCGAACAAGACGGGGGTGAAGATCGGCGTGGCGCCGGGCATCAAGGCGCGCGTCCTGGGCGGCGTGCGTCTGGACGAGCTTGGCGCCATCACCAAGACGCCGGGCTTTGCCAAAGTCTATCAGGTGTCGCATGCACTGCTGCATTCGCAGGTCATTCTTGGGCCGCCCTACCCCTCGATCGTGGGGCACCTCAACGGCGTCAACATCATCTGGCAGGATGGCGTGGTCGACCTGCGCACCGCGATCAGTGACGAGGAGCGCCACCCGCTCCATCGCGGGCGCTGCTATCGGCTCGATCACACGCGCATCATGGGGCAGACCGCGATCAATACGAGGACGGTCAGCCTGGCCCAGATCGATGCGCTGGACTATCCGGCCTTCTATGCGGACGAAACCGGTGCGCTGCCCACCAGCGCCGGCGTCCCCACCCTCTACTTCACTTGTTCCAATGGCGGCGACGGGCGCCTGGCCAGCATCTATATCCCGGCACAGTACAACCTCTTTAACGCCGGCGACGGCACGCAGGAATTTGACCTGAGCGGCCTGGAGATTCTCTACTTCACCCGCAACGTCCAGGCGCGCAACTGGCGCTCGGCGCGCCTCACCGACCTCTATCTGTGCGGGTCGCGGCAGGAAAATATCCAATGGTCGGACACACGCTACACCGAGCTTCGCGACTGCATTGCCCTGGGCAGCGGCCTCGATGCGATCGGCGCGCATCGCTATTCGGCCGATGATCGCCAGGTCCGGCACAAGATGAGCGGCATGTGGTGCGCCTATTCGCTCGACGACACCGAGTCCGTGCATGAAGGCTGCGGCGGCGAGGCGGAGAATTTCCTCTACGAATATGCCGGCGACCGTGGCGTCGCGACGGCCTATGGCGGCCGCACGGTTCACCGGGATGGGCTGATCCGCAAGTCGGGCCAGTGGGATCTGACCACGGGCGAAGGCTTCTGCGCGATCGAAGACCCTGCCGGCGGTGACCTGCCGGCGGATCGGGGCGCCGCTACGGAAGCGATCGGCTATAATATCATCGTCGAAGGCGCCCGGCGCAGCTTTGGCGTGCTGGGAGCCGTGGACAGTCGCAATCGCCTGACGCTCTATAATTGCGCGTCGATCGAGCCGGTCGACGAAGGTGCGACGCCAACTGATCCGGCGCGACCTTGTTGTCACCTTTGGGTGCGGGGTGGCACGTTGTCCGTGCCCTACGGCGATCTCAGGTTCCGTGGTAGCGCACCGAAAAAAGTCAAAGTGAGCGGCACCATCGATATTGCAGCCCCATTGGGTGTGGTCGACCAGTAGGAGGCCGGTTCGTGCTTCCCGCTCAACTTCTTCACTGTCGACTAAGCGGCTCTTCCGATATCGGATCAACCAGCAGGTCGATCCTTTCAGCGATCAATCGCCACACCTTAGCCCCCGCCTCATCCCCTTCAGCCGTCAGCTCAGAAATGCGCGTTCGTGCATGCTCTAGGGCGTTGCATCCCTGCTTACTGATAACCATGCGAGCCGAAGCCCATAGCGTCCATTCGTTGACGCTATAGGCCATCAAGGGCCCGGGTGGGACATCTCCTGCCATATTCGCTCCGTATTGCCAGGAACCTGAATGCTGCCACCTCCTTCAAGGAATATGGTGGAACCATGATCAGCGGGAGAAATCGCTACGACCGCATCTCTATCGATATAAGCTAGGCCAGCGGGAAATGCTTCGACCGCTATCCAATTCCTCTTGCGCTCCCACGGTGCAGGCAGGTCATCCGATATCATCATTATATTCAGGCCCTTTTGCATATCGCTTGCGCCAGGCGTCGAAGTGCGAATTTAATCTACCTCAGGTGACCTCGAGATGAACCTGGAGAACATTCATCCTGGGCCCGAAAGGCTGGTCCGGTTGCTCCCCGAACCGTGCCTTCCACGTTTTTTATAACAAACTGATTCCCTGGGTCGATCCTGACGCCCCAGTGCGAATGCTGGTCAAGAGGCGCCGGGATCACTGGACTAGCCGTCATATTGACAGACCCAGCAATCCGTCCGCCGTCGCGGACGGATTGCCTTTTCGCTTATCAGATTCGCAGGGGAGGCCAACCCTTTTGAGACAGCATATGGTGAGGCAGCCTCTCCATATGCCGGCCGGCGCGCTCTTTTCTACTCCGCGTCATGGTCGCGGCCATGGCGCGTTATTCTGATCCCGAAGCTGCAGCTGGCGAAGTGCTTCGCCTGGGCACGATCGCATCCGTCGATCTAGCCAATGCCACCTGCACGGCGCAAAGCGGCGACATCGTCACCGGCGATATCCCGTGGATCGCCCAGCGCGCCGGCAATGTCCGCACTTGGTCACCGCCCAGCCTCGGCGAACAATGCCTGATCCTCGCGCCGGAAGGCGATCTGGCGGCTGCCTTGGCGATCGTGGGCCTCTATTCCGACGCCTGCCCTGCCCCCTCGGCGGATCCCAATGTCAGCCTGATCGAATATCCTGACGGTGCGATCATCGCCTATGATCACGCTGCCCATGCGCTGACCGCCACCCTGCCCGCCGGCGGAACCGTCGCGATAGACGCATCCGGGGGCGTCTCGATCACCGGCGACACCGTCATCAAAGGCAATGCGACGATCGACGGCGATCTGCATGTTACCGGCACCGTCACGGCGGACATCGATGTCCTGGGCGGCGGGATCAGCCTCAAATCGCACAAGCATGGCCAGGTGCAGGCCGGCAGTGCCCAGTCTGGGGCGCCCGTCTGATGGCGGGCATGGATCGCACCTCCGGCGCCACGCTAGATGGCATCGAGCATATCGCCCAGTCTATGGCCGACATCATCGGCACGCCCATCGGATCGCTGGTCGGCCGCCGTGAATATGGCTCGCTGGTCCCCGACCTTGTCGACCAGCCCATGACCGGTGCCAACATCCTGCGCATCTTCGCCGCCTCCGCCCTCGCCCTGTCGCGCTGGGAAGATCGCGTCCGCCTGCGCCGGCTGCAGCTGGTCCCCGGCGATCGGCCCGGCGCGGCCTCCCTGTCGATCGAGGCCGAACGCAAGGGCAACATCGCCACCGCCAGCCTCTCCCGCATCCTCCTGCCCCTCATCCGCTGAAGAAAGGTCCATTCATGGCCACCACTGCATTCAAGCATGGCATCACTGTCACCGAAGTATCGACCGGTGCCCGCACCCTGACGGCGGTCAGCACCGCCATCATCGGCCTGGTCGGCACCGCGCCCGACGCCGATCCTGCCGACTATCCCCTCAACAAGCCGATCCTGATCAGCGATATCGAAGCGACGTTCGGCGACATCGGCGCGGCAGGCACGCTGGCCCGCTCGCTGCGCGCCATCGCCGACATCACCCGGCCCATCATCGTCCTGATCCGCGTCGAGGAAGGCGAGGATGCGGCTGAAACCGCCAGCAATGTCATCGGTACCGTCACGGCCGAAGGCGTCCGCACCGGCATGCAGGCCCTGCTGTCGGCATCGGCCGACGTCGGCGTGATCCCGCGCATCCTGGGCACGCCGGGACTGGAGACGCAGGCGGTGACCACCGCGCTGGCCGTGGTGGCCAAGAAGCTGCGCGCCTTTGCCTATGCCCGCGCGATCGGCGCGACGGTCGCGGCCGCCACCCTCTATCGTGCCAATTTCAGCCAGCGCGAACTGATGCTGCTGATGCCCGACTTTCTCACCTGGGATACGGATGCCAGCGCCAACGTCACCAGCTTCGCGGCTGCGACCGCCATGGGCCTGCGCGCCTATATCGACGAACAGACCGGGCCGCAGAAGACGTTGTCGAACGTCGCCGTCGATGGCGTGGTCGGCCTGTCGCAGCCGATCCACTGGGATATCGAGGACCAGGACACCGATGCCGGCTTGCTCAACGCCTCCCAGATCACGGCGCTGATCCGCAAGAGCAGCGGTTTCTATTTCTGGGGCAACCGCACCTGTTCGGATGATCCCCAGTTCGTCTTCGAAAGCGGCGTGCGCGTGGCCCAACTGTTGGCCGACACGGTCGCCAAGGGCATGGACTGGGCGATGGACAAGCCGCTGACCCCCAGCCTGGCCAAGGACATCATCGAAACCATCAACGGCCTGGGCCGCAATCTCAAGGCCGCCGGCGTCGTGCTGGGTTTTGAGGCCTGGTATGACGAGGCGGCCAATCCGGTGGACAGCCTCAAGGCGGGCAAGCTGCGCATCCGCTACAAATATACCGTCCCGCCGCCGCTGGAGGATCTCGGCTTCCAGCAGGAAATCACGGACGAATATTTCGCCGACTTCGCCGCCCAGCTGACTGAGGTCGGCTGACGCCCGCGCGCGCCTTTCTCTCCCTCTCGATCAAAGGAATATCGCCATGGGCATGGCCCGTACCCTCAAGGACATGATGCTCTTCAACGAAGGCCTCGCCTATATCGGCGAGTGCAAGACCGTCACCCTGCCCACCCTGACCCGCAAGACGGAGGAATGGCGCGGCGGCGGTATGGGCGGCGTCGCGGAAATGGACATGGGGCTGGAGGCGCTGGAGATGACCTCCACCTTCGGCGGCCCGATGCGCGACATCCTGCGCCAGTTCGGCATCACCACCGTCAACGGCGTCTATCTGCGCTTTGCCGGCGCCTATCAGCAGGACGATAGCGGCGCCGTCGACAGCGTCGAGGTGATCGTGCGCGGCCGCCACAAGGAAATCGAATTCGGCGATCAGGAAGTCGGCGAGGCCGGGGAATTCTCCGTCACCTCGGGCCTGGTCTATTACAAGCTGGTCTGGAACGGCCGCACCGAAATCGAAATCGACGTGCTGGCGGGCATCGAAATTGTCGACGGCGTCGATCGCCGCGCCGCCATCCGCAACGCCATCGGCATCTTCTGATCCATCGGCCCGGCCACGCGCTGGGCCGCCCTTCTCCAACCACTCAAATTCTAGGGTTTTACCATGAGCGACACACCCATCCTGACCGACCCGATCACCCTGGACAAGCCGATCAAGCGCGGAGAGCAGACCATTGAGGAACTTCGGTTGCGCAAGTTTGACTCTGGCGAGATGCGCAGCCTCTCTCTGGTCGATCTGGCCCAATTGAAGGTCGACGCCCTGCACGCCATTCTGCCCCGCATCACTATCCCGACCATTACACCCCAGGAAGCGAAGGCATTGGACCCGGCTGACCTGCTCGCCCTGGGCGCTGAGGTTGGCGGTTTTTTGCTGCAGAAGCGGCATCGCACGGATGCCCTCGCACAGTAGATGAAGCGATGGCGGATGTGGCGATCATCTTCCACTGGTCGCCCGATGTCATGGCTCGGATGCCGCTTTCTGAACTAATGGCTTGGCGCGAACTGGCGGCCAAGCGGTCCAAACCACCCGAAACCGGGAAAAAGAAGAATGGCCGACCGTAACCTGCGCATGCAGCTAATCCTTGAGGGGCTGGACCGCGTCACCGCGCCCCTCAAGTCCATCACCAATGCGTCTTCCAATGCGCGCCGCGATCTGGCCGAAACCCAGAAGCAGCTGAAAGCGCTCGACGCGCTGCAGAGACAGGTCGGCGACTACAAGGCGGCCGAAGGACGCTTCGCGGCCGATCACCAGCAGCTGCAGCAGACACAGGCCCGCGTCGCACAGCTGCGCCACGAACTGGAGGCGACGGAGGCCCCCACCAAGAAGCTGCGCACCGAATTTGAAAAGGCGCAGCGCCAGGCAAGCATGCTGACCGACCGGGTCGATGCCGGCGGCAAGGAACTGCAGCAGCTGCAGCGCCAGCTGGAGGCCGCTGGCATCGACGTCGCCGACCTCGCTGGCCATGAAGATCGGCTATCGAGCCGGGTTTATGATGCGAACAAGGCCCTCAAGCAGCAGACCGCGACCGTCGAGAAGCTGAACCAGGCCAATCGCAACACGCAAAAGCTGAACGACATCAGTGCCAAGGCGACCGGTGCGGGCTTGGGCATGATCGCCGCCGGCACCGCCGCCGGCCTGCCCGTGGTCGCGGCCACCAAGCAGGCGATGACGCTGGAAAGCGCCATGGCCGACGTGTCCAAGGTCACCAACATGACCCGGCCACAGATCGAGCAGATGTCTACCGACTTCCTCGATATGAGCGAGACGATACCGGTGCCGGCGGAAGGCCTCGCCCAGATCGCGGCGGCCGCCGGCGCCGCCGGCGTCGGCATGGACAAGATGGGCCGGCCAATGGCCGATCAGCGTCAGCAGCTGGAAGAGTTTACCGCCGACGCGGCGAAGATGGGCGTGGCCTTCGACATGACCGCCGATGTCGCCGGCGAAACCATGGCTAAATGGCGCACCGCCTTCGAACTGCCCCAGGACGGCGTTCGCGCGCTGGGCGACCGCGTCAATGCGCTGACTAACACTTTCGGCGGCAAGGCTGCCAATGTCACCGACATCATCACCCGCATCGGCCCATTGGGCAAGGTCGCGGGCCTCGCCGCGCCGCAGATCGCGGCGCTCGGCTCCACGCTCGATTCGATCGGCGTGCCCAGCGATGTCGCCGCCACCGGCATCAAGAACACGATGCTGGCGCTGACCAAGGGCGAAGCCGCGACGAAGAGCCAGCAGGGCGCGTTCAAGGCGCTGGGCCTGTCGGCCACCGACGTTGCCAAGCGCATGCAGACCGATGCCGCCGGCGCGATCGTCGATGTCATGAGCCGCATCGGCAAGCTGGACGCAGATCAGCAGTCGGGTCTGCTGACCCAGCTGTTCGGCTCGGAAAGCGTCGCCGCCATCGCGCCGATGCTCACCAATCTCGACGGCCTCAAGAACCGCCTGGCGCTGGTCGGCGATGAAAGCCGCTATGCCGGATCGATGCAGGCCGAATTCCTCAACCGCATCGGCGTGACGGAGGGCGCGACCGGGCTTGCCACCAACGCCCTGTCGGGCCTCAACATCACCATGGGCAAGGCATTGCTGCCGACCGTCGTGAAGCTGGCCGGCATGGTGCAATGGGCGGCCAGTGGCCTGCGCCATTGGGCACAGGAACATCCCGGCATCACCAAGGCGGTGATGATCTTCATGGGCGTCGGGTCGGGCCTGCTGATCATCCTGGGCAGCCTGGCGCTGGCCTTCGCCGCCCTGACCGCCGCCGCCGCGCCGCTCGGCATTGCGCTTGGCCCATTGCTTCTGATCGTGGCGGCCATCGCCGCGCTCGCCGCCCTGGTCTATGTCATCTATGATAATTGGGAGGCCATGGTGGGCTGGCTCGCTGGCCTGTGGGAGACGATCCGCAGCAATACGGTCGCCACGATTGGCGCCTTGGTCGATGCCTTCCTCAATTTCACGCCGCTCGGCCTAATGATCCGCGCGTTCCTGCCCGTCCTCTCCTATCTGCGCTCGCTCGATTTCGCGGCGATCGGCCGCTATCTGATCGATGGGCTGATCGGCGGCATCACCAGCAGGCTGTCGGCCCTCAAATCCACCGTCATCAATGCCGCGTCGTCGGTGTCGAACTGGTTCAAGGAAAAGATGGGCATTCATAGCCCCTCGCGCCTGTTCGCTTCCTATGGCGACTTCATGATGCAGGGGCTGGAAGGCGGCATCGTCGGCGGCCAGGACGGGCCGCTGGGACGTATCAAAGCCATCGCCGGCGATATCACCCGCGCGCTGGCGGTCGGCGCCACGGTGCCCTCGATCGCGGCGGCTGCTACGCCAGGCGGTTCCCAGGCTGCAGCCGGCGCCGCGCCGGCAGCCCATGTCACCTATGCCATCAGCGTGCAGGTCACCGGCGGCGCCCCAGCGCAGGACATTGCCGACCAGGTGCGCCAGGCCATCGAACAGATCGAGCGCGAACGGCGCGGCCGCGGCTTCGGCGACGAAGGGGATTATTGATGCTTATGGCCCTTGGCATGTTCATCTTCGACCTGCCAACCCTTGCCCATGACGAACTGCAGCGTCGCGCATCCTGGCGCCATGCGCGCAGCCCACGCGTCGGCGCGCGCGACGCCACCCAGTTCGTTGGGCCGGGCGAAGAAACCATCAATCTGTCAGGCGCGGTCTATGCCGAAATCACCGATGGCCGCGTGTCGATCGACGATCTGCGCACCATGGCGGCATCGGGCGAGGCCTGGCCGCTGCTCGACGGCACCGGCACCGTGTTCGGTGATTTCGTTATCGAGGCGATCGACGAACGTCATGCCTATCTGATGATCGATGGCCGCGCCCAGCGGATCGACTTCGCGATCGACCTGCTGCGCGTGGCGGAAAAGGACCAGGCAGCATGACAGATCGCATCGCCAATATCCCTGATTTTCGTGTCACGCTGGGCGAAACCGACCTGACAGGCAAGATGCGCCCGCGTCTGGTGTCGCTCACCCTGTCGGAAAAGCGCGGGGATGAGGCCGACCAGCTGGATATCGTGCTGGACGATAGCGACGGCGGCCTGGCTATCCCGCCCGAAGGGGCAACGCTGCGCCTCGCCCTGGGCTGGAAACAGGGGCGCGACGTGGCGCCGGGGCTGATCGAGAAGGGAAGCTTCAAGGTCGATGATGTCAGCCATAGCGGGCCGCCCGATCAGGTCCGCATTCGCGCCCGCGCCGCCGACTTCACCAGCGACATCCGCAACCGCCGGGAACATAGCTGGAAGAACTCCACGCTGGGCGCTGTGTTGACGGAGGTTGCCGGGCGCAACGGCCTGTCCCCGCGCATAGCGGCCGATCTGGCGTCGATCGCCCTGCCGACTATCAGTCAGAGCCGCCAGAGCGATATCGCCTTCCTGCGTCGCCTGGGGCGCGAAAATGACGCCGTCGCCACCATCAAGGACGGCAAGTTGATCTTCGCGCGCAAGGGCGCCGGCACTACCACCAGCGGCACGGCATTGCCCACCCTGACCATCCGTCGCAGCGCCGGCGACGGGCACAACTGGCAGCGGCAAAAGCGCGATGGTCAGGCTAGCGTGACAGCCAGCTGGCACGATCGCAAGGAAGCGAAGCGCCAGACCGTCACCGTGGGCGAAAAGAATGGTGCCAAGCGACTCCGCAAGACCTTTGCGGATGAAGCGTCGGCGCGCCGCGCCGCGACCGCAGAACAGGCGCGGCTAAAGCGCGCGCCTGCTACGCTCGATATGCGCTTGGCGCTCGGCCGTGCCGACATCTATGTCGATCTGCGCGCGAGCGTGAGCGGCATCAAGGCCGGGATCGATGGCACCTGGCTGGTCAGCGAGCTTACCCACAACCTCGATAATGGCGGCGGGTTCACGACTTCGCTCAAGATGGAAACGGCGCCTTAGCGCCCATCCAAGCCGCTCAAGTGCAAGAGCAGCGCGCCTATGAGCGGTCAGTCCGCTCATGACTGGGGCTCGACTTTGCTGTCGTTCCAGCGCCACGGGTCGAACAACGGGATGAATCAAGAGCCGCCGTTCATTCGCGGCCCGCTGAATGGCCTCGAACCTTGCCAAGGATTACTGCCGTTTTGAAAAATTAAGCTGAGCTAATCTGATCAATCACCATCTTCATGCCTTCTGGTTGGTAACCTTCTTGGACCATGCGGCTGACGATTAGGTTCCGAAGCACCTCGTAACCAACCGGACTCCCGACGATCGCTGTGAGCTGCTTCAGGATATCCCGTCCGGGGAGCTTCTTGCGCCATGTGCCATCAGCGAAACTTCCTTCTATCTCAGTTCGGAAGCTCTGCTCTGCTTCGATCAGCTTCGCTTCAGACAGTTCACCCTCAATAAGCCTTGCCGTGCGTTCTGCCGAGCGGCTTGCGGCACCAAACAGCTCTTTTCCAATAGTCAGGCTTTCGGGCGGGAAGCCCAGATCGATGCAGCCCACCAAGTGGGAGTTAACGAAAGTCCTCATTTTCTGGATCAGCACTGCCGGAACCACCTTCCTTGCAGCTTCTGTGAATTTGGATTCTAATTTCGCAGCCGTATAAGTGTCAGTCATCCCAAGGGAATTAAGAACGTCTGAGATATATTGATCGTGAAGTAAATAGTTCTCTATGTGGTAAACGTCCCATTGAAACCTGCCTACGGCAGATGTGGTCTGCGAGGGACCATCGCTATCCATGTCTGTAATTGCGTAGAACTTTGTAGGGAGGTCTCCCTTCGTATATGCGCGCTCTAGAACTTCATGCAAGAGCTTTACGCGCGTCTTATTACTTCCGGAAATCAAGTTTATCCCGCGCAGCTCCTCTGGGAACAGCGCGCTGGCAAGGGTTTTGTCGAAATCGGTGTCCCCGCCGCCTTCAAAAATCAGACCCTTCCCGCCGGGGCGATATGCGGCGAGATCGCCCACAAGGTCTGCAAGGACGGCATCAAGATCATCCGTGACCGAAAGTGGGCGCAACTGAGAAGTTTCCGCGCCCTCAGCTCCACAAGGAAGCATGTGGAACACGTTAAACCCCGGTTTCCCTACAGCCTCGCGTATGAGCGCGTCTGAATGTGTGACTAGCCAAAGTTGGTTTTGGAGCGCTTCGCCAAGGTGCTTGCGATAAAATTCAGGCAGTCCGCGGATCAGTCTAGGGTTTAGATGAAGTTCTGGTTCATCGAGAAGGATAATCGAATTTTTTGGGGCAGAGCTGCGTATCCTGAGATATCCGTATAAAATCTCCTTTTCCCCTGAGCTTAGTTCATCAAGGTCATGCTCGTTTCCACCCTGAGTTTTCACAGGAAATGCCAAACTCCCATCTGGCATTGGTCGCGGTCCGGAGAATGATTTATCAGGAAAGAACGCTTCGAACAGCTCCTTTAGGGTGTCGGAAAGGGATACCACTGAATCCGATGAAGATGACGACGCCTTCTCTGCAAGCAATTCCTTGACGAAGTTACCAGCCATTTCGCTCTTCACGTTGGCATACTTGTTATTGTAATTATATAAGCTGTGCGCACTTTGATTTTGGTTCGCTTGATCTAAGCTGAGGTTAATTCCTTGAACATTTTCTCGACCATAGTGCCTTTGCGCCCCATGGAAATCGACAACGCCAATTTGTCTCGGTCGATAGTTGCTGAAAACAACTGAAAGCAATCGGGATGATTCAAGCTGCACGTCCCCGCTGGGCAGAATAATCGCGCGCGCGATTACCTGTGGCTTTGCTAACTCCTCCATTAGGCCGGGAAGTTCGTTCGCCAATCTGCCTTTTACTTCTGGCTCTCGGTCTCGAAACTGTGCTGAGAACAAGGCTTTGCGATATCCTCCAAACTGAAACGCTTCTGGCAATACGGACTGCCATATTGTTTCTTCAAGCAGCTCTGCAGCGTTTGCGTTGACATACGCCCTCTCATCATCTCGCAATTGAAAATGTGCTTCGAGATGGACGGGCTTAGTCAAATCATTGAAAAGACCTTTGAGCTGGGCGGTCCCGCCGTGGAGTTGGATCGCAAATTCACCGAAAAAGTGCTGCCATTCGTTTTGTTGGTACCCGCCGTATGTGGATTTCAGCAGTCGTATGGCATCAAATGCACACGATTTCCCTGACCCGTTTTGCCCCGCAATAATTATGGTGTCGCCAAGGTTGCTTGCTTCCAGTCGCTGAATACCTCTGAAATTGCTGATGATGAGATTATTTATCTTCACGGGGGCGTCTCCTTAAGATCTACCTTATCGCTAGTCAGCTTGAGAGGTTAGCCTATCAACCGATAGCTGTAATGAGGATTTGGAGAGTGATCCGTCAATCACCGCTTTGTTCGCGACAGCAATTGTCATGGGGATCCACCTGGAACTGCCGGTGTTGGTCGACTGCCGACTCCACGCGAGCGTCAGCTATTTCCGTAACCCGGATCCAATCCGGCCATTCGCCTAACGGCCAAACTTATCCGACGCCGCCACCGAAGCCAGCGTCAGCAGGCTCCAGCTTTCTTCGCACCATATGTCGCTTGGCTGACCGTATATTGACTGCCGGCGCTCGACGACAATTGCTCGATCAGCCCTTTGCAAGAAAAGCCGGTCATATCGAGATATTGCTTGGCAGATCGCGCCGCCTGTTCATTCCAGTCGATGTTCAGGCTATCAACAGCCACCGTCGCGTCGGCCACCTCGTAACCATTCCCGGCCTCTGACGACAGTTGGTCAATCAGACCGTCGCGAGAAAAGCCGGACATGTTGATATACTGCTGTGCCGTGCGCACCGCATTCTGCTGGGGGGCGGACAGCTTGTTAGGCGCGACCTCAGCAACTCCCGCCTCACCCTGGCCATGAGCCGCGGCGCCAACCTGGGCAGGCGAACGTTTGTCGCCGCTATCAACCATCGCAGCAATCACGATGATGGCGACGAAAACGCCGGCCATGCCCAGGCATCCCTTGCCAATGTTGCCCTTCTTTTTTGCTGGCACAGCACTAACGACCGTGCCTGCCGGAGCACCTGTATCGAAATTATAGCCGCAATAACGGCAAATTCTCGCGTCTGCCTTTACGGTTTCGGCACACTGCGGACAGGTTTTCTCTGACATCGTTCCCCCTATCGAAATAGTGCAATGATTTCAGAGGGGCCACAGGACTACCGTGATCTTGATCACAGATCGTTCAAACATTTCGCACATGGCTCTCCCGCACATCGGCATTCCGGCAGGAAATTTCCTGCCAGCACAATTCCCTCTTTCCTACAGCACCCTATCTAGCCCATATGAGAACATAAAGGGAACAAATGGGCAGTGATGAATTGAGCGGACGAGCGATCAGATTGACGCCAGGATGCGAATTCCGTTGCCTGTCCTGCACGGTCAGCTGCGCGACGATGGCCGAAGCGCGCGATGATCTCTGGCGGGAGATTGAGCAGTTGCTGAGGCTGCAGGCATTGGCGCCGTCAGTTGATCGAGCGAGAGAGGTCCGCAAGCTGCAAAGCCAGATGGCAGCCGCCGAGCAAGGATTTGAGCGGCTTCGGCCCGCGTCGCATCGGGCGGGATCAACGATAGAAGGCTTTCGAACATGTCGGTCAGGGCCGCTTCACTAGGAAGCGCGACCGTCATTGTTGCGAACTGAACAGCCGGGCGTTGAGCTTCAATTTCTCGGGCCTCGGGCTCGGCCTCGCTGTCAGTCAAACCGGCCAACTTCATCACGTCGGCTGGGTCAACTCCATGGCGGCTCAGTACGTCTGCAATGGACCTCGTGAGATCGAGTGGAAGAGCTGGTTTTTTGTACCGCTTTTCGTCTTCGAAATAGGCATATCGTGAATAGCCGATATCGAGTTCATCGGCCATTTTCCGAATTGAGAGCGCGGGCTTTGCGCGCTGACGCAGCGCCTTAAGATGGGGTCCGACCGGAGGCATGTCGGATTGTGTTTGAAATTTTTGCACGCTTCTATGCAAATTATGACTTGATAGTTGTGTAAAGATTTTGCACAACGTCGTTCATGGAACGGAACACCTCAGTCTTTGCACTGTTCGGCGGCGTACGACCGATGGCTCGTAAGTTGGATGAACCGGCATCAAATGTCGCAGCATGGAAGCGTGTCGGCCGCATACCGGCCGAGAAACAGCCCCATGTGCTGGCGGTCGGTTTGAAGCTGGGTCTGCCGATCACCGCCGAACATGTCGTATTCCCCCTGGGTAGGCCCCATGCCGCTTATGCCGATCTACCGTCGCAGGACGCGCGCGTCTTTTGCGATCGGCAAAGCGATTCGCAACGCACCAAGACTGCCGAACCGAAGATCTAAATTCTCAGGAAATTGATCGGGCGGGCTACGCCACCCGCCCGATCGGACCGCCCTTGTATGGAGCAAGAACGGAATGAAGACTGTCATCAAACTCACACCCCGCCGCAACCCGGCACCTGTGGAGCGCCCAAAAACCGCGATGGAGCGTCTGCGCGGTGCCTATACGCTCACCCAATATCTTCTGTTCGTCGGTGGCGCATACAGTGCGCTGCTGGCAATGACGGCTATGGGCCGGGCCGGCGCCTGATGACCAAGGTTCGCGCGCCCCTCTCCTTCTCTCTCGCCATCACAACGACGATTGGCCTCGTTGGGTGGGACGCCGCTGGGCGCATAACCCGTCGCGCCAATCGCACGCTGCGACATTGGAGCGAAAGTGACAAGAAGGGCACGCCAAACCTTGATCAGGCGATCGCGCTCGATCGCGCCTTCATCGAGGCTGGCGGCGGTTTCGCGCCAATCCTCGAAAGCTACGCGCGTCAACTCAACGTCGCGCTCGCGCCCTCCATGGCCTGCCATGCTGCGCTTGGTGAAGACATCGCCGCCGTATCCCGCGAAACCGCCGATGCCATCGGCGCCAGCATCCAGATCGTTCAGCCTGGCGCGTCCCCGACCGCCGTGCACCGCGCCATTGCCGAAACAGAGGAAGCCGGTGTCCGCCTGACCCGCCTTCTGGGCCGGCTCAGATCATTCCTGCCCGGCAATGGGGCTGGCGGGGACAATGCGGGGGTACGCACATGAGCAAGGGCCAGCGGCCACAAACAAACGCCAGCGGGGAACGTCCGCGCATGGCATCGGTCGATTGTCCGTGCTGCGGGCAGCGCGCCTTCGCCCGGCAGATCGGCAAGCGGACCCTGCTCTATCGCGAGGTCTATTATCATTGCCGCGATGTCCGCGACTGCGGTCATGAATTTGTGGTCGGCATTTCGGCGCTGCGCACCGTCCGCGCCTCCCGATGGCCAAAGCCGCTTGAAACGCTGCCGATGACAACCTGGCGCGCCGCCGCGAATGATCGCGCCGCCAATGACGATGATCCGCCCAGTGAGCCGAACGCCGACATGCTGACCAGCTAGGCCGCCCGGCCGGAAGGCCAGTTTTCTCCACCAAATCTGATCCAACCGGCACCACCCCCGCTGCCGGCGACGCCCTCTCTTTGCCCAAATGACAGGAGTTTCGACCATGCACCATGCCGATCTGCGGCACGCCATCGCAGCAACGCCGGTCATTCAGCCCTGGGATTATGTTGCCATGCGGCGCAACGCGGCTGGCCTGACCATTGATCAGCTGGCCGCCGCACTGGGCGGCAAGCTGTTCGCCCGTCACCTGCGCGCGATCGAGACCCCCGGCCTGCGCTTCCAGCAGATCGCGCGCCTGGATCAGGTCATACCGTTCAGCGCCGAAGTCTACCGCCAACTGGCCGATCTTCCGCCGCATCAGCACCCGCGCCTGTGTCACCGCTGCGGCTGGGATGCCCACACCGTTCAGCCTGACGGCTGCGGTGGCCTGATCACTTGGTCGCGTACCGACGACGCCATTTGCACCCGCTGCGAGCAGGTCACCGGCCAGTGATGCGTCTGGTCAAGCTGCTCCTCATCATCGCCACCATCCTCGTCATGCCCTTCATCATCGCCTGGGCACTGACCAACCAGAAGGGAAATTGAACATGAGCACCGACAACGTCGCGGCGGATCAGCTGCGCCTCCTGATCGAGCGTATCGAGCGCCTGGAGGAAGAAAAGAAGGGCCTCAGCGACGACATCAAGGACGTCTATCTGGAGGGCAAGGCCACCGGATATGATCCCAAGATCATGCGCCAGATCATCGCCCTGCGAAAGATGCCGCTCCATGATCGGCAGGAAATGGAGGCCATCCTCCAGACCTATCTGTCCGCGCTGGGCATGGAATAG